CATTTTCTAATACTAATTGTCTTATCTGTCTTGCTTGTTTTGAATTAATTGAAACTTGTATTTCACCAAATTCTTTTAATTGTCTTATTTGTTGTTTAAGATTTTCAATTTCATATTGCATTTGAACAAATACATCTTCATCGTCAAATTTATCATAAATGTCATGTCTTGGCATCCTATATAATATAAATAAGAAAATCTTTATATAAGTTCATTTTATATATAATATAAAAAAAATGATTTAAAAATTTCATTATTTTAATTTAAATCTTTTTTTTCATCATCATCTAATAACCAAGTAATAGATTGTTTAAGATTCATTTTATAACAATAATAAAAACAATCAAAATTGCATTTTCCTTTTACTTTTCCTTCTTGTAAAAAATGAATTCTTTTTCGTGGAATTATAATCTGTAATTCATCATCATTGCAAAAAGATTTCCTAAAATATGACGTGTTTATTTTACTTGAAGGCATAAGCATAATAAAAGGTTTATTTAATTCTTTCAATCTTGGTATAATTTTTTTACAATCACTAAACGGTGGATTACTAATTAATATATCCCCTTTATTATTTTCATAAAAATCTATTTCTTCGTGTATTACCTTAAATCCCATTTCTTTAAAATAATCCCCACTTTTCCCATCTCCGTAGAAACATTCCCATATTTCCTTATCTTTTGGTATAAATTCTTTAATATCACTCCACGCGTGTTTAGGTGTCATATAATCATCATCTTTTTTAAATGTTTTTGTGTGGAATCCAGCCATTATATATATTCTTATTTTTTAAAAAATTTAGAATTATACATTTTAATTAATTTAGGAATACTTCGTGTTGGTCTTCCTTTTTGTTCAAAACCTGACCAAGTTATATAATAAGCTAAAAATCCAGGTCTTAATGGGTCATTAGTTCTTAAATCTTTTTCATGTCTCTTTAAATATAATTCACGACGTTTTAAATCGTTATGCACTAAGAAGTCTTCTGTTTTTGGGTCTCCAAATGAAACTGTTTTAAATTTATCTCCTTCAAGTCTAAATAAAGCATTCCATTTTTTCTTAGGATTTTTTGATGGTGATATTTTTAATAAAATTGGCATTATATAATATCTTATATAATATAAATGGTTACAAATAAAGAAAAATTTAATAAAAAATATGGTTTTAAACCAAATCAATCTCATTCTGTTGCTGAAATTGCTAAATTAACTGGTATTAAAAAAAGTATATTAGATGAAGTGGGTCGACGTGGTGCTGGAGCATGGAAGACAAATATTGCTTCTGTTAGATTGAAAAAAGATTTGAGTAAAAATTCTGATTTAAAGAAATACCCACGTTCTGCAAGACTTACAAAGGAACAATGGTTAATTTCTAGAATATATAGTTTTGTTATGGGTGGAACTACACAAAAGACGGCTGATAAAGATTTATGGAATAAACATCTTAAAAATAAAAATAAATAATATAATATGGATTATTATAAAAAATATTATGAAAAGAATAAAGAGAAAATCAAAGATCATCAACGTAAATATTATCATAAATATAAAGATGACCCTACGAAGAGCCATTTTTTAGAACACAGATTAAAATTACAAAGAGATAAATACAAGGAAAAATATCCTAATGGTAAACAATATAAATATAATTTATATAGAAAGAAAGAAAAACATTTTCCATGTATTAGATTTAATCATGGTTTATTCATTATCATTTTGGAATAATTCAGGATATTTTTCTTTTGCAGTTCTTCTAGAAGAATCATCTTTTTTTAGAATTTCTCTAGTATCAGAAAATTTATCTTCTTTTACAAATTTATCTAGTTTATCAGCCTTTTTGTAATAATAATATTTATATCTAGCCCTTATTATTGTTTTATTTTCTTTATACTCTTCTTTATAAGCATCTTTATCATAATAATCTAATGCATTCTTTCTTAATTTATTAATAAATTCTTCAGCCTTGGCTTTCTTTTCAGGGTCATCAGAATATAAATCCTTTTTATAATTTTGATATCTATTCTTAGTATATTCTCTCATCTTCTTTTTAGCATGAGTATATTTATCAATTACTTCACGAATTTGTGCATCTGTGTATTGAACTTCATTGTGTTTAATAGTAAATTCCATCTTATATATTATATATATATATTATTTTTTTATATAATTATACATAAATAAAAATCAATTTTTTATTTAATTTAATTTAATTTTAATTTAATTTAAATTGATTTAAAAAAATAATATATATATAATATATATAAAGATGAAAAAAATTGATTTTCACGAATGCAACGATAAATTATTATCTAGTAATAAACATATGGATGATTATGAAAAATATAAATATAATTTTATCGATATTGTAAATGTTGCTAAGGCTAAATACATTTATAATTTAACATTAGAAGAATTTAAGTGTGATTTTTGGAGAGATATAGAAGTTGATGAAAATGGAAGGTCATATAAATTAAAAACTTTTTATAATCTTGTTAGAAAATTTTGTGGTGAAGTCATTAGAAATAAAGAAGATGGTAAAGATTATGCATTAATCAATCGTAAATATAGATATTCAAATGGAAAGAATGGAAGAATATTTGTTAATGGTTTTGGTATTCAATCTTTACAAGGAAATTTAAGAAAGTTTTTAACTGGTGATTATTTACTTGATATTGATATTAAAAATTGTCATCCAAATATTTTATATAAATTAGTATTAGAATATAATGAAAATCATGAACATCAATTAGAATATGATTTATTAGAAAAATATTGTAAGCAGAGAAATGACGTATTAGATAAAGAAGGTTTTGATAAAACAGAAATGCTTATATGTTTGAACTCTGATAAGATTTCAACAAATCTAAGAGATAAAACAGGTTTTTATACAAAGAATAAATTTTTGATTGATTTTCATAAAGAGAAAATGGAACTGTTCAAATGTATTATTAGATATACTGATTATATTAAAGATTATGATATTAAAACTGATAATGATAAAAATCCAATATCTTCAAAGATAAATAAATTATTTTGTATTAAAGAAAATAAAATTATTCAATCAGTTATGAAATCAGATATTTGTGTTCCAATGTTTGATGGTTTTATGTTTATAAAAGAAGATAAGAATAAATATGATTATTTACTTGAAGAAGATGGAATTATTCAATGGGATTATAAAGAAAACAAAATTGAAATTGATATGAAAGATTTTGATGAAAGTGAGAGTAATGATTATTATACATTAAAAGAATGGTTTGAAGAAACACATTGTTTAATTAAAGCAAAACCTGTTGTATTTCTTGAAAAACAGACAGACAATGAAGGTAAACTAATAAATAAGTTTTATCCTGATAAACAAATGGCACTTATTCTAAGAAATAAAATTATTGTAAATGATGAAGGCAAGAAACAGAAGTTCTTTGATGCTTGGTTAGAAGACCGTAAAAGAAAAGAATATGATGATTTTGCTTTTAATCCATATGTTACTATAGATAAAGATACAACACCTAAGAATATATTTAATACATTTGAACCATTTGAGGCAGTCTATTTAGAAGATATTGATGACGAAACACTTAAAAAAGAAAATGATTGGTATTTTGAATTATTATTTGATGTTATTTCTAATAAACACAAAGATACATATGAATATTTATTAAATTATTTTGCAGACTTTTTTCAACGACCTTATAAAAATTGTCAAGTTGCTTTAGTAGTACGAGGTGGTTCAGGATGTGGTAAAGATACATTAATTAATATTAATGTAGCAATGATAGGTTCAAGTAATGATTATGTTTATCGTGGGGCAAAGGTTGAAGATATTCTTCCTAAAGATGGTTTTAATAGTCAATTAAAAAATAAATTATTAATTCAATTTAATGAAACACAAGGAAAAGATGGGATTGATTATAAAGAATTAATCAAGGACCATATTACAAGAACAGATAATACAATTAATGAAAAATTTATTAATCCATATAATCAGAAAAATTTAGCACAAGTCATATTCTGTTCTAATAACACATCACCTGTTCAATTTATGCATGATGAGAGACGATTTGTCATGTGTAAATGTGGTGATCCAAAACCTAAAGAATTTTATGAAAATATTCATGAAAATATTTTGAAAGATAGATTTAAATTAAATTGTCTATATACTTATTTATTAAGACGTGATATTAGTAATTGGGATGCTCAAAGAGACAGACCAGTTACTGATGCCTATATAAGTGCCATATCATCTGCAATTCCTCATCATATTAGATATTTAAGAGAGGTTTATATTGATAAAGACCCTACTAAATGTGGTTATGAAAAATTAGAATCAAATGGTAAAATAAAAGGATATTACATGAAAGCTAGAGATTTATATAGTAGTTATGATACTTGGGCACAAAATAATCATTTATTAAAATATGGACAATTTAAATCTCAATCATTTAAGAAACAAATGGAAGATATAGATGGTATTAAATTTGATGTTAAATATAATGGTAATAGAATTGTATTAATGAGAAAGCATTTAATTATAGATTATTTGAAAAGATTTACTTTTTCAACGAGTGATGAAGATAATGAAATTGATTTAGATGATTTATCTGATGATGAATAATTTAGGGACAAAATCCATAATTTAGGGACAAAAAGGACAAATCCGATTGCAAACTGACAAACTGATGTATATAATAAAGTATATTTTTAATTTATTATGTGGTTATTATAAACTTTATTTTTCTTCTATATTCTTGAAAATTTAGGGACAAAAATTTGTCCCTAAATTATAAAAAAAGTATTTTTAAAAAAAAGATGTGTGCTCCGGACACACACACTTTTTTTTTAAAAAAAGTTTTTTTTGGGCAAAATGGACAAAAAATTTGTCCCTAAATAAATTAGCATATATATATATATTGATTACTTTTACTTCATTTCAAAAATATCTTTTTTCTTTAATGTCTTTTTATTTTCTTCAGTAGGTTTAAACTGCTGTTCACCATCAGGTCTACTAGTATCAACCGGTTTCATCTTTTTAGTTTGCTTAGTCACTTTCGATTTAGCTTTAGAATGATATGGCATATTATATAAACTTTTTAGAAAAAAGTTTAATTAAAAATAAAGAATTTAAATATTTAAAGAATAATATTTATTCAAGTGGTTCACATTTCTCATATCCCTTCTCCCAACTAATAAATTTATAAGTCATAACACATTTACCATCAATTAATGCATATTCATTACGAGCTGAATCACGAATACAGCAATTTAATTCACCATCTTTGTATAAGTGATCTAAAAACCATTGGGTTTTCATTACTTCATCAAGATATTTAGGGTCAAATGATTCATCAGATACTTCTCCATCATCATAAATTGTTTGAAATTTAGCATATTCTTCCATAGACATTTTATATATAATTATAAAATATAAAAAATTTAATCATTTTTTTTTATATTTAAATTATATAAAATGTCATTAGTAATATGTTCTAATCAATTTGAAGCCAATGAAAGAACAAGCAACAACAACCAAGCCTATACTTTCAAAAATAATCTTTCATCTCAGATGAAAATTGCTCCTAACTCTGAGGTGGCTGTTCAGAGTATAAAAATCAACAAAGATGGAACTATAACCATTAAACCATCTGACATATTCTATATATATCAAGGTGGATTAGTTGGAACTGGAAAAACGTTTACTTCTATGGATTTATCGAATGGTCATACAGTACGAGCAAGAATAAATAACACTAACAATATTGAATATGTTTCAATCGATGAATTTCGTCGTAGATTACAAACAACATTAAATCGTAGTATTTTTAATTTAGCATTTTCTAAATTATCCACTGTTGAAATTAAAAGAGATGTAAATAATGTATTTGAAGGATTTAATTTTAAATTTACTCAGAAAAATTCATTAGATACAGCAAATACTATCCCTTCTGATTCTAGTGCAGTATCAACCTTTGATGGTTTTAATACCTTTTGGATTTATAGCTCAGGAACCTTCACTTCTAATGCCTTAACTACTCGTAATCAAGAAAAACGATGTGCTATATTAACAGAATCTCCTTTAGGAAATGTAGGAGGTAAATTTAAAGTTTCATTTTCAAGTGCTTCAACAACTGGCACTTCATGGGCTGTTGGTTTACGTCGTGCTAGATATAACAACGATGGAAAAACAGGAATTCACCCTGAATATTTTGACCCTAATGGTGATCCTTATCTAGCCAATGGTCAGTTCTATGATTATGTAGTTGGAGCATTTCAAGATGCTGCTACTTTAAATAGAAAACTTCGTGTCTATCAATCTTGCTTAAAAGATGGTGTAACTCATGGTGATGATGCTATGGCAGAAGACCAACCAATTACTATGAGAGAGATTGAATATTATGGAGCACATAATGCCTCTTTTGCATCAGTATATAATATGTCAACTAATTTTGGTTCAGGTCAATCTTATGATTTCGTAGAATTTGAATTACTAGGTGACCAAATGAATTTAGTAATTGGAAATGCTAGTGCAACTGCTACCCTTGTTAATCCAACAACATTAGTTGGTAGCACAAAAGACAATGTATTTAAACCAATGGCTCTAACAACTCAATTATTATATCCTCAATTGTGGATAGAAAAATCGGATAAAAAAATGGATGTAACAACATTTAACGGAAGAACAGGATATACTTTTGCCAATCCTGATACTGATTGGTGGGCAAAGATGGAAAGCAAAGGTTTAACAGAAAGATTATGTAAAGAAGTTGATACTCGTTATTGGTCTAATCTTGGAGATGCTAATTTATACACTTATGTAAAACCTAATGGAAG